TTGTGGTTGCGAATTGGATGCTCATCTTGTTCCTGCTGGCCTTTACCAGTGTCTCAGCCATGTTCAATGCCCTCTCCCTGTGTGTGCAGTGTGGAAATGCTATCTGTTTATGTAATGGTATGTTGTTGTCTTCTGTGAGATATGTTGAATAGGTGCTACTGTCACTTGGTGGCCAGAACACATCGTTGGGCTGGTAATCAGCATCTGGGTCTGTGTAAGTCACACGCAGTTGATTGACCTTCCTTGACTTGCTTTCTCCTTGTATCCGCAGACCTCCAATCAAAACATCCTCGTTTATGATCATTATCGTAGGTGGCGGATTAGGTGCCGCGTCTATGTCTGCATCGTTGCCTCCGTGGTGCAGTTTGATGTAATATTGTCCTGATTGATACGGCATTATACCATTGAAACTGGCCAAGATGGTCTTGACGTTGTTCAACAGGCTGGTTCCTGAGTCAAGCACGCCATCGAATACACTGAACTTGCCAGTGGTGCTTGATGTGTAGGGAACAACCTGGTCACACTGCTGTGCGGCCAACCTAACGCTGTTCCAATCGAAATATTCGTTGGCCAGTCCTTTTCCATAAACGGGGTTTCTAAGGTAGTCGATTAACACGTTCACAGGGTTGTTGTTGTAGGCGGTTGTCTCACTGGCATATGCAGTTGAATTTGTTGCGGTGCCTGAAACACCAATCTCTCCGGTGATATTGAATGTCCCTGTTGGTATGCCAACCTGTGGTCCATTACCTGTCAAGGCCACTTGTGTTTCAAGGGTGTAATTGCCGGTTGGACAGGCGTAATCTTGATCAATCAACGCTGTTGCTGATGCGCCTGCGTTGGTGCTGGCGAATGGTCCACTTGTGATGTCGCTTACCACTGTGCTTGTGTCAGTGTTGGTCAGTATCTGCCTAACCTTAACATTCTGGACTATCTGTGTGCTTCTTATTGAACTAACCGATTTGCCAAGAAAGGAGCCAGACGAAGAACCAGTCTGTAACACGACGTTTGATGTCACGGTGGCGTCTGCCTTAGATTTGAATATTGCCCCTGACTCTGTTGTAGCGAACGTGATAGTGCTTGAATAATTTGCTGTTGGTGGATTGGTTACACCTGTGATGCTGGCTGTGGTCGCGGTGTTTGATCTAGTCCCCGAACCACTGGTGCCTGAGATACTGCCCTGGTAGGCCTGTGTGTATCCACTCAAAATATTGAAGATCTTCCTGCCCTTTAACCTCACGTTAATCTGCGGTATGCCTGATCTGTAAGGATTGTTGTCGGCGTCTTCCTGTGATTCAATCTTCTTCCACTCAAATCTACAAGCCAAGTAGGCAACGCCACGTAATCTGTGGTTGCTACCCCACCCCGGAGCCGCATCTAACAGTGAAGAAACTGTTTGGTTGTCCCTGCCATCAAAGAACTGAGTGACCAGTCTACCCGAGTAATCACCCGATGAGGGTGTGGCCTGTGTGCCGTGTGCGTAACTGCTCATTGGCACCTCTGTGTCGTCGATGTATATCTTGTCTATGCCTTCTACCTGCCCTTCACAAAGTGCTAATGCCACGTAAAGGTATGTGTTGTCTGTGCCGTTCGTTGACACAAAAACTCTGAATCCTCCCAGTCGTCTCTCACCATACACGATAGGTATGTTCCCAACCCCAGAATCCTTGTTCAGTAGTGGTCCTAAAATTTGTTCGTTAACTTGTCCAGTTGTGCCATCTCCGCCCATGTCTGGCATCTTGAATGGCGATGCTACGATGTCAACCGCGGCCTTAACTACGTCCGTGACAAAATCGATCGCATCATCAATAACGTCTTTAATAAATTTAAATGGATTCCATCCCATTATGTCAATATCCTATACATTGTTTTTGGTTCACCTAAGTATTCAATGGTCTTAGCGAACACAGGACAATCGTTACATAGAGTCCAATCGTCCGTGGTCTTTATATTGATTATACCAAACAAGGCGAATGTTCTAACCATTTCTTTCAGTAATTTTACGTAATTTTCCTCTGTCCTAAATTCAGGTAGAATATAGATCTGATCTACAACAGCAAAACCTTTGTCTTCATAGGCGTATTGACCTACATCTGTAAAAACAAAACCAACCAGGGTGTTGAGTTTGAATAAACCAAAATCAAAACTTTGTAGTTTCTTTACCAAACTATTTTTCAGTTGCCTTATCAAGATATCGTCCTTGATGTTTTCAATGCCTTTTTCAAGTAGGCATACCTTTGTCACTTCAAACAATTGGTGTATATTTTTTTCTTCCAGTCTCTTTACCGTGTAATCATTCACTTGCATTATGTTCTTCCCCATTTTATATCTGTTTGTATCTGTGGTGCAAATTCAAAGCCCACATCACTTGAAAAAAATCTTTTTTGACTGTCGCTGTTGGTCCTCCTGCCTGATATCTTGTCATAGTCTGCAAATTGGCTACCAACATTAAATGATAGTGTGGCAGTTTTAGGTGATTCGCTGATGTTGAAATCCTTAATCCTGCCATCAAAAGATTGGAACACCTTTGTAGAATCAATAGCGAAGTTTTCATCGAGAACTGCTCTATATAACACCACTCTTCTGTCAATGTATTCATTGTTGAGCACGTAGGCCAGTGTGGTGTAATCAACCGCTGTAAATGCCACATTCATCGAACCTATCTTGATGTCTTTTGATTCTTGGATGTTACCTATACCTATGAATTGTCCTTGTGCTATGTATGTGTTTGATCCTGAATCAGGTGCTGTGGCACTGTCATAGGAAAGGTCGAGAAAACTGTTGGTGAAATACACAGCGGTAGAAAGATGTATCTCTATGAGGTCCGCTACCCTTTGTCGTTGTCCTGACAGTGATGTTATCAGTCCTGATGAAAGTGACCTTGGCATTAGATGTCCTCTCTTACCGTTATCTCTACTATGCTTGTGCCGTCTGTGTTAGTTTGAAATCTTGTCCTGTCGTCAGTGAGATATACCTTGAAAGGCACGTTGTTGTATACCACTGTTGTGCTGTTTGTGATAGCGGTAGTCAATGGTGGAGTTATATCAAGATAATCTTCTGAACTGGCGTCTTGGTCAACGTCGGCGGTAAGCATATAAACCTTGTCGTGGTTTGAAAATTTTATGAAGTCGCCTGCCTTGAGTGATCCTGAACCACCTTGTGAACGCACCTGGCTCTGTCCTGCCGCGAAAGTCTCTGTGATTGTTGGTGTGCCACTGGCGTTTGTGCTGGCTGTTGATGAATAAATTGGCGGTATCACAAAAAAGTTAGCAAATTGACCTTGTTGTTTGACCAAGAATGAATACAATGCACCCAACTCGGCTCTATCAAGCGTTTTACTGCTCAACTGTATCATCCAATGTTGTCCACCGATAGATCTCCTGTGTGCTTTACGACTCAAACTCTCACTTACCCTTGTTGTGTTAGAACTTGTGATTGATGCTGTTGCGAAAAAATTTGTTGATAGTGTGTTGCTCATTATACTAGACTCCTTTGACCGTTTTCGTTTAGTGCTTCATTTATGACACCTACTATGGTGTCTCGTCTTTGCACCAGCAGTTCATCAAAACTTTGTGAATCAACAGCGGTTATGTTGAAATTGACATTCACTTCGGATCTTCCGCCGGACTGGCTGTGTGGTGTTATTCTGCCTGTCACACTTGGGGTGAAATCTTCCGCTCCAGATTCTCCAACCCTGTAAGTTTGACCCGCCATCACCTGACCTCCAAATTTCCTTCCTGGATACTGTTGTGATCTTATGGCGTTGACCTGTGCCATACCAGCCGCCACAATCAATGCTCCTGTAATGAATCCAAACACACCACCCTGTGCGAATGCTTTTGTGGCACCTAAGTATGTGTTCTGTATTGCTTCAGCGATCTTGACCGCTTTTTGTAGTTCAAAGAATTTCTTGTTCTGTGATGCCAAGATGTCCAACGTCTCACGACCTTGGTTGATGGCTATCTCTTTCATCTCCTCCTGTGTGGTTTTTGTAATGTCCGCTTCTTTGAATTTGCCTTGTTTGAACAGGTCAATGCCTGCTCTTCTTTTTTCATTCTGTTCCTGTATGGCCTTGTTTTCAATCCTGCTTCTTATGTTGGCATGTTTTATGGCTATCTCTGTCCTTGCTTTCTCATACTCTTCGAAGGTAATCTCTCCAATTTTCAATGCCGCGTCCATGTTCTTTATCTGTTCACGTTCTTTTCGATCATTTGCCTCTATTTCTGTTTCATTGAATAACATCACCTGCTCAAACTGTGCCCTCATCTTCTCCATCAATTTGGTCTGTGCGGTGCTCTGGGCGTTGGTTGCCGCGGCATTGTCATATTTGAATTTCGTGTTGTCACCAGTCGCCACAGTGTTGGCCACGATGGTTCCTGTTGATTGTGTGTAAGCGTCGTTGTTAGTGAACAAGGCCTTGCTGTTGGTCTCTACTGATTCCGTGGCGTCGGCATTAGCGTCACTGAATAGACCCAGTTTTGTGGCAAGGAAGCCCAGACCCATTGCTATCACCGTGGCCGCCGCTATGTAAGGGTTGGCCCTTGCCGCCGCTGTAAGTAATTTTGTGGCTGTTGTGACTGCGGCTATACCAGTGGCAAGTCTTCCAAAACTTGCTATCACGGATCCGAGAGCCATCGCTCCTAATATGTTTCTTAGTAATTCAAAGTTGTTCCTAACGAACAACAATGCATCGCCTAGTGTCTTACCTAAAGCGTGTGCCAAATCTTTGTTTTCCTTGGTCAAGGAAATGATGTCTTTGGTTATGAGAGTGAGTGCCTCTGTTAGACCACCCTCGCCAATCTCGTTGGCCGCGATGGCAAATTCATCTTTCATGTTGGAGAAAGCGCCTGACAGTGTTTGCGCCTGTCGTTCAATCGCTCCAGCGAATTTGACCCTACCAACCTCACTCAAGAAGTCAATAATTTCTTGTCCGTCGTTCTTTATGTTGAAGGCCGTGCCCCTGAAGTTGACGGTTAACCTGTCACCTTCGGTCTTGACTTTGATACCCAACTGTTTGAGCATTTCGAATTCACCAGTGGTGGCGTTGAACACTGCCTGTGAGACCTCGTCAATACGTTTTCCCATACCCGCGGCAATGTTACCAATGTTGGTCATAAACTCCGCGGTTGGATTCAGACCGGCATTCTTGAATGTGATGAACGCATTCGTAACCTCACCCAATTGGAATGTTGTCCCGGAAGTGAATTCTCTGATAAGATCAAAGGCCTGTGCCGCCCTGGTGGCGTCGCCTTCGATGGTGATCAATGTTTGCCTTAGATCCTGAAACTGTCTGATGGTGTTGACAACACTGCCAACCAACCTGGTGAAACCTATGGCGGCGAATGCCGTCGCGGCAATCTTGGCCGCTGATCCCAAGCCTATGGTGGCCTTGGTGGCACGGCCGAGGCTTTTCTCTAATCGTGCGATCCTCTTCTGGTTGGAAACTACTACGTCTACATCTATCCTGGCCTTGTCTGCCATCTACCTACTCCTGTTTTGTTTCATAGCACTGCGTTTTGCTTCAGCCTGTTCCACCTGGTAATAAGCGGCCCAGAGATCTAATTCCAGCGTTGTCATTTCAAGCACTTCCGCCACAGACTTTTTCAGTCTGTCGGCCAAAACAAGGAAGAACCTCAGATCACCGCCGGTCTTTATTCCTTTGCGAGTGCCTCCACATCAACCCTCTGTTCGAAGTTGTTGATGGCACTTGCAACTTTTGTTATTACGGCTGGATCGGCTTCATGCATCAGTGAGGTCTTGTCCAGATCCACAAAGATTCTTTTACCGTCTTTGTCAAGTGATTTCACAATCAAACTTTCAACAAGGGCTTCCACCGTCTTGCCTTTGGCCTGTAATTCAACCACTCTAGCCTCGTCCTTGAAGGGATAGGTTTTCCTACAATAGATATCCATATCCCATTCAGGAACGTTTATTTTCATCATTTCACCACCGATCGCTGATCTGTAGTGTTCTGTTATTTTCTTCATTTGTGAAGACATATTTTCTAACTCCTTTTGTTTAGAACTTCCCTAATGGCAGGTCGCGTTATACCACGAGGTGATTGTTTTGAGTAGCCGCGGTTGAGACGTTCGATGTAAGGAGTGTCGTTGGTTACCCTGAATTCTCCTTTTGCTCCCGTCAACCTCCAATTTGATCTAGCACGACCAGATCTTTTTGGAGTGTGCTTTGCCAGTGTCTGGAAAGCGTCCTTGGCCACTGAGCCAACCCGTTGGTCTATATCACGTCTGAGACCAGAGATTGCCTGTTTGGCGTTTATTAACTTTATCTTTAACAAATCTATTATAGGTTTGTTTTTGTTAATGCACCACTACCCTGAAAACTTATAGAGGCCTCGACCATGCCGTCGAAATTTGACGAAATTGAGTGACCTGTTACTATAATCTCTCCAGTTAGTTTGATACCAGTTGTCTCGCCCGACGGATATATTTCCACAGAAGCCGCGCCTGCACCAATACCTGAAAATAAGGCATTTGCCGCCGCGTCGTCATCTCTGAAAAATACGTCCATTGATCCTGAAAACTGGGATAGACTTGGAAGGTAACTTCTTGAAGTGTCTCCCATCACTGTCTGTTCTACGGTTGCCTGTTCCTGATCAACTGTGAATGATCTGATTTCCGCTACCGCTGTTGGTGTTCCTGAAACGTCGTATTTCACCACGCCCAGTTCACCAGTGTAAGTTGCTGTGTTTGTAGCCATCTTACTTCTCCTTGTTGTTTAGATCTTTTTTAAGATCTGTTGATTGAACTTCACCCTCGGCAGTTATCTTATCCTTGCCTTGTTTGAATGTTGCTGTTGGTTGTGACGGACTGAAAGTCCATCCTTTTTCCAGATGCTGACGAACATCTCTGTTGTCAACTATCTCTGAAACTTTTCCTTTATACATTTGTATTGCCATTATAGCACTCCTTTTTTGTATCTGTAGATCACTTCCACGGTCACAACGACTTCTCCCAAAGGCAAAGTCCTTTCAATGACATCTACTGCTGTTACGCTGGTTGTGACGTTGTGGATGTTGTCTACGCTTTTTGTGATGTCTCTGTCTCTTGAAAGTTCTAAAGTCTCTTCTATCCGTTCAACTATTTCATTCCTTAGGGTATCGATCTCTGTGCCCCTGACGTAACATCTCAATTGGTATTCTAGTGTGCTCTCCCTCAGGCCCATTGATATGTCGCTCCTGACCTCGTTGCCGGTTACCATTAGGATCGCTGGAAATTGTGTGATGGCAAGTTTGGTGACCTCGAAGTCAACCCTCGACACCTTGCCCGGTGCTGGATCAGTCATGTTCTGCAACTGTTCCAATAAATTTTTTGCTATATCTTCTCTCGCTGACATTATCTGATCAATCTACCGTTATAAAATGATGTTTTTTCTCCGTCCTCGAAAGTTCCTGAAGAATCAATGTCGTAATGGACTCCTGACCTCAAGATCAGATCAAATTCTTCTTCGAATTTTTCTTTGTAATATACCCTCTTGTTGGTGAACACATCTGTCTCTTCGAAAGTTGACAGTTTCGGATAGATGTAGTAAGCAAGTGTGTGGTATACGGCGGCCCTCGTGAATTGTGTTGAATCTAATTTAGAAGTGTCAAGTTTTGCCGTGTATGTGCTTGATACAGTCAAATCATATCGACCAAAATCAGTTGTGGGGAACCATTTTATATTCAGTAGACGGACGATGTCTTCGTAAGTCTTCTCGTGTTCTGTTGTGTATTCTAAAATTCCAAATTGTTTTATTTGGGGTTCGTATTCCAATAGGTTCGTGTCTGTCGCGAATGTTGGCATGCTAAAAGTCCTTCTTATTAGTTTCTGGTAGAGTCCTTCTCTACACGATTATTTACCGCATCGGTGTATTGTGGGCGGTCTAAAAAAAAGCCCTATGTTTCCACAGGGCTTTTTAATGAGTGAGGAGTTGCCTCCTTAGTTGTTAGGACTACTCGATTGAAGAATCAAAAGATCCTCTTACGCCAGCCAAGTCTTGTAACTCACCTGTTCCGTATACAGCAGTTCCCATGATATCAAAACCTCTTAATGTAACCTCTCTCTGAGATTCGATCTTGATGTCTTGCATCATTGCTAAACCAATTGCTTCCTTGTGGAAGATTCCACAGCCATAGTCACCTGCAGTTGAACCATCCGCTAGTGGAACTAGAGATGATTGGTATACTGGAACGCCACCTAGTGTGCCCATGAATCCATTTTTCAAAGCATCATTACCAACTGCTGAAGCCGGAGCCGCAAAAGTTGAAGTAAGAGTTGATGCGATGTCGTAAGCGATGTTCGGGTGTAACACGATCGCACAGTCGTTTGATGTGTCGTAACCTTGAGATCTGATCTTAGCGATTGCTTGGAATAACATAGCCGGTGTCGCTGTTGGACTTGCACTTTCGCCAATTCCACCAACACTCTGTGAGAAGTTGTTGAAGTTAGCCATTAGGTCTGAGTCCATTTTTCTTGCTATCGCTTCACCGAATAATTTTCCAATGTCCGCAACAACGTTAGACGCTGATGCTTGGATTGAAAGATCTGAAACAGTTGCTCTGATACCTACTTCTGATACTGTTAGAGCCGCTGTTGATGGAGTGATTGCTGTTGCTGTTGGAGCCGTTGCTTCTGTTAAACCCGCCGCCGTCTGTTTTGCGTAGATCGGCACGTTTACTGTTAATCCACTTGAAGGTGCTAATGTGTAGTTCTTAACTAGACCTTTCATTATAGATTTTTCAGATGCTTGGTATAACGCCTCTGCAACGATTGATGGCAATAAATTTGCCAATGTTGTTGTGTTTGTTAGAGCCATTGTGATGGTTCTCCTTTGTTATTGTTAGTTGTTAGAGTTGATCTACAAGCCCATTGTTTTACGATGTTCCGCGTAGATCTTCCTGTGTTCTGGATTGTTGAAGTCCAGTTTCTCAACATCTATCTGTTTCGCACCAGCCGTGCCAGTGTTCGATGTAGAACCACCTCCCGGTTGTCCTGCTGTAACAAAGTGTGGGTTTGATTGTAAGAATTCTCCTACCAACCCGTCAATGTCAAGTGGATCACCATTGTCAGTGTATCTAGTCTGTCCTGTTTTAAGATCAATAACTTCAACTTCTCCCGTGTCTGACATCTTGATGTTCTCCCTAACCAGTCTCGCGACTTGTTCTGGATTGATCGCTTTCTTGGTTGATGCGGCATTTATTAATGCTCCATCCACCTTGATCTTTGTCAGTTCGGAAGTTAGTGATGAAATCTTGCTGTTAAACTTCTCAGCATTTTCTTTCAACAGTTTCTCAAACTCTGACTTCTCTTGTGCCTTGGATATCTTCTCAGATTCCTCTTTGGCAGTTAGAGATTTGTAGTGCTCAACGTCTATACCCTCAAACTTCTTTGATAGTTTGGCTTCTGCTTTTCTTCTTACTTCAGCCGCCACAGCATCAAGTTCTGCTTGTGTATAAACTTTCGCGGGTTGATTGTCCGCTGTGTCCTGTGTAGTGTTTGTGTTAGAGACTTGATCTGGTGCCACAGTGGCAGTTTGACCCGTGTCTTGCGATGTTTCTTGACTCATCGTAGTCCTCCTTGTTGTTAATACGTGATTAGGATATGCTCACAATCATATTTATCCGTTGTTAGTAGAACATACTACTATCAGGGTCAAGACCCCAAGACAGATAATAATCAGTTTTTCGTAATCGTTGTTGTGCATTTTTCAATTTATTTAGATCCTGCACCATTATCAACGCACATTTCTGGAAACTGAAAGACACACCTTTGTGTCGGCCGTCATTGTCAGGATGGTCATACAAGATAGCACTGTTGGGATTGTTCTTGTGTGAGCGTCTGCATATGCTGGCCAGTTTACGCTCTGTTATCGGTTCGTTGAAATAGAAAATAACAATATCGAGATTAAGCACATTAAAAAGATTGCAACACTGATCAATCTGAGCCAACACATTTGGCGTCGCAGGCGTGATTTGTATCTTACGATCTTTGAGTGTTCTTTTTGCAAACGGGCAGACAGGCTGTTTACTCGCTTTATGAGTTTTGATAACAACCTGTCTGATCCATTTCTCAATGTCTTTACTATCTACGTCTGCCACTGGGTTTTCTTCTGCCAGACTTAGATCCTTTTTTCTTCTTCTTTTTCTTGTCCATTGTGATCCTCCTTGATCCTGTGCTTGGTTGGGAACTTCTCGGGTCTGCCCTCGTTCCTTGAAGGAGCATACAAGTCTAACAGTTCAACGCCCCTGGCGTGAGCCACCCTCTTCAACAACACACAGGCCTTCCTGGCACGTGTGGCATTGGTCTTGCTTGGATGCTTCATCAATTTGTCGTAGTGAGTGAAGTAGTCAAGGCACAACTGTTTCATCTGCCTGTGCCTGGCCGTCTCCTCCGGTAATCTGTATAGTTTCCTGATCATAATTTATAATGTCCGTTGATGCTGTCAGCCATCTGCTGATACATTGTTGCCATGTCACGTTCTTGTCTGTAGGGACTGTGTAAGTGTGATTGTTTTATCTTGTCAAACAGTTCATACTTGTCATAGAATTCCGTGTCCTGTAGATCAAATGTCGTGGAACCTTTGTCAAATTGCATCACGTGTTCTCCGCTTGTAGATTGTATTGTGCGGCATCCCACACACTGAACTGATTATCGGCCAGTGTTGTGAATCCATTTTCTCTGTCTAAGTATTTGTAATCCAATCTCTCGATGTCAAACTGTGCCAACCAAGTGAACACGTCCTTTATCCTGAAATCCTTACAACTGTAGACGTCCAACTGTATCACGCCTGTCTCTGACCAAGAATGGAAAGTTATCGAACTGGTGGTGATTATGGCTGTTGAACTCCAACCCAAGTTGCCAGTGTCCAGGCAGTATGCCGAGTGTGGGCCTGACAGGATCTCCATGTCTATCTTTCTGATGAGGCTGGCGATCTCGGCGTCCATACGCTCTTTGGTGAAATCGTTGAGCGGTGGCGAATTAACTTCGGCCCTAATCAGTAGGTGTTTGTGTTGGAGATGTGGATGCATTGTTCAAATTTAATAACTCTTGTTTTGCTGTTGTTATGTCTGCTTGATTAATCTCTGGATGTAGTTGTAACATCTGTTGGTCTGTTAGACCTTCCATTATCATCTCTTTGATGTGTTGTGATCTGTTTTCTGGAGTCGTAACTGGATGTTGCATCTCCTGTATTTCTTCATCGTCGTCTGCCAGTAATTCAACTATCTTGTTGTCCAACATTGTTTTGACCTTTGGTGTTGCTGTTGCACTGTCTCTCTGGGCCACTGCGGCTTTCTGTATGATCTCCATGTCGATGTTCTTGTCCTTGATGTGGAACGCAGTGGGATATTTTATTTCACCATCCCAGGCCTGTCCTTGCCATAGTCCAAACAGTCTGAAAATATTCTCCTCCGACAGTTCGAGATTCTTGGCCTTCTCTGATAGTTTGGCATCCAAGAGCATGTATTCTGATTGCATCGCTAGGCCAGACATCTGTCTTGTCTCAACTGCCCTTATGGCCCCCAAGTGCGCCATCCTGTCGATGGACTTCACTGTGTTCTCCATTGTCTCTAGGATTGCCTGTAGGTTACCACCTGATGGCTGAAGCAAGAACGGCTTAAGGTTACCGTCGAGTTCTTCTGGCATCGTTATTATCGCACCGGCACCTGCTGATGCCTGCACTGAATTTGTTTTCACAAGTGATGGGTGATTGGTCAGTCTTATCAACTGCTCCGCCTCACTGTTCAGTGAGTGGAGGAATCTCTGACTCTGTGCGATGTCGTTGATGTCTGAAACACCTATGCCCCTGATTGGTCCCCTGTTGGCATATACCCAAACAGCAGGCACCTTGCCCAGCGTGTTTGGTCTCTCATTGATCAATTGTAAATTTTGTTTCTGGTCCGTGTTGAATGATTCCAGTGTGATCTTGTCTTTGGTCCAAGTCCTCACGTAAAATTCTGCGGACTGTTCCCACATCCTGTCATCCTCTTCAAGGAACTTAACCATCTCTAATTCGTAGTGCCCATTTGGCTGTCTGATAAATTTCCAATCTAACACGTTCTCTGGTGTGTAGATAGTGACGTATGGTCTGATGTCTTGTGCTAATTCTTCTGCCCTTGTGCCCACTTGCATTTCAGGTCTGTCAACGAGGACCACGCAGTGTCCATAGATAGAACTCTGTAGATTGGCCTCCCTCATAAATGAATCCCAACTCCTTCCTTCAAGATCGCAATCTTTCAAGAAATTTTCCATCTCTGGTGTGTTCTCTAACCAACCGAAGTCTCTCTTTGGTTCTTGCCTGTATAGGAAACTGTTGTAGATGTGACAAACGCTCCTACAATGATTGTCTACCGCAGATTGATCCAACCTGTTGAAGTATTCACTGTCTGACTCATATTGATATTTTGTTAGGTATTGTCCTTGTTTGTATTCGTTGCCACCGAGGTAACTTCTCTTTAAGAATCTGTATTGGTCAATGTAGTTGTCGTAATCTTTGTGTGTTGGCAATCCTTTGACACTGCCGTTGATTGTTGTTTGGTGGTAGTTGGCCATTATCTCATAACTCCTGTTTTGACTGCAAATCTTTCGTTTGGTGTTGACTCATATAAGGTCTTGATTGGGTATAAAAACGAGATTTTGTAACCAAGACTGTCGGTAAAATGATCATATCCTTGTGTTTTATCAGGCAAAGTTGTTCCCTCTTTGTATGTCTGTTTCGCTATGCTATTTAACATATTCTTGCACTTGGGGTCAATATAGATATCTCGCTTGCCTGACGCTGAACACAACTTGGCATTGACGGAATTTATCCTGTCCCTGACTGCCATATGCCTCGGCATAACCTTGCAAATAAATCCCGCATTCTGAAGAATAGATAAATCTGTCCTGCCACCTGCTGATGTCTTCCTGGCCCTTGACGCCGGATCCGGATACACGAATATCTTCTTGCCTGGATATCTACGGTGTATCTCACTACACATCTCGTCAGTGTTTGAACTCCAAATCTGTATCTCATCAAAGATGTTGACCACATCATTCTGTATGTAACTGACCACTGCACTCATAGGGTCAAGGTTGAAGTCCATCCCGATGTGTATGATGTTGTTGTCCAGTGGTGGTATGATCTTCTTGACGTTTTCTTTCATGCTAAAATTATAGATCACCCCAGAATAGGATTCCCACGTGGCCTCATATTCTTGCCTATAGGTCTTAGAATCGAGATCACGCTTGGCCTGTTCTATCTCCTGCTGGTCAACCCAGCCACCCTGCACTGTGGTGTATTGATAACTCGACCATTCTTCCTCGGTCTGGTCTTGACCCCGCTGGTAGAGATCATAGAACCAATTCATTCCTTTTGGTGTGCCAATGAACATGGCCCTGCCTTTGGTGTCTGACAGGGTAGGACGAAGAACTTCTGTGAAGGCACTCTCCTGGATATCAGCACACTCATCTAACACTAGAAAATTTATACCAACCCCACGTAGAGAGTCAGGATTGTCAGCGCCTCTCAGACAGATCCTTGATCCGTTTTTGAGTATAACTGTAAGTTCTGCCTCGTTGATGTTCTTGACCCAGCGTAGGTCCTTCAATATTTTTTTAAGTTTGATCCATGCTATTTGTTTGGCCTGTCTGTAAGAGGGCGCCACATACCAACAAACCTTGCCTGGATCCCGGGCGTAGTAGCAAAGTTCTCTGATGGCCAGTGTAGTTTTGCCTACCCGACGTCCGGCCACACAGACACGGAACCTGGCCGGGTCATCCGCAACTGCACGTTGTGGTCCTGATAATTTCATTATATGTAGTTATTATGGTTGAAGAAACAACCGTTATTTCTCTTCCCAAGGAAGAGGTGCTGTGTTCTCTTCGTTGGTTGGCTGGTCCGCTTGGTCTAGATACTGTTTGCCCATCCAGATAAGCATACGGACATCGCCTTGTAATGCTTTCTCCATCTGTGCTCTCCTCAAGGATCTCTTGCCTTCCGCTCTGCCCTTTTCGATCAAGTTCTTGAATCGTTTTTCTAAGGTGGCTATTGATGTGCCGGCTATCTCTGCTATCTCTGTGTATGAACAGTGGATTGATGCCAACTTGAATATCAAGTCGTGGTCTAATTTGTATGATTTCTTTGATGCGTCCATTATAAGAATCTCTCCGTGCAAAGTATCCTGAATGATCTGGCATCGGTGTCACCCTGTGACGTAACTATCACACATTTTACATCATAGAGATTGTTCACTGTGCCTCCTGACAATCTGATGTTTACCAACACGCCACCTGTTACCAATACGTCTGTGCTGGCGTTGGTTGGGAATGCCAATGGTGCCGAATCGCCTGATATTGTTTCAATCGTGACAGTGGCGCTGGCCACCGTGTCACCTGAATTCAGGTAATCTGTGAAATCAAGACCATACTGTATGTTTGAACTTGGTGACTTCTCGAAGTAGATGCCATCGTTGTTTTTTTTCGCTCCGGTCAAATTGGCCATTATTGCTCCTGTCTAACCCTTGGTGTTGTGAATCTGTTTCTAAAAGGTGGTGTTCTCAATTTCAATTTCCTTGTTTCTTGTGAAACTAGATAGTCTCTGTTTTCTACTGTGATAGTATTTAACCTGTTTTCTTGTTTTACCAATGTTTGCCTATTTTCAATTGGCAACACCAATTGTCTTGTTTCGGTCGCAACCTTGATCGTAAAGTAAGGATCGGCCTGATAGAACACCCTCGCTGTTTGTAATGTGCTAACAAAACCAACCAACGCCGCCAAACCTGCAGGTTTGAACGTAGGAGTCAATGTTGTCGTAGAAGAAACGGCCATGATGCTCTCGCCTGCTGGTCTGAATGTTGGCGTTATTGAGATTGATGTGGTCACATCAATATCCGCAAACGTGTCTGTGATCGCACTTGCGGTCAATGTTGTGTTGAATGCCCCGGTAATAGTAATTTTTTCTTCTAAGGCATAGGTTATGTTTGATGTCAGTGTTGGACTGAATGCTGATGTGATGTGTGCTACTGCTTCAAGTGTGCCTGTGGCCGTGACCTCCATTGTGATCGCTGAGTTGAGATCTGCCTCTCCAAACTGTCCCCTTGCTGTGTCTTCCTCAAGGCTGAATGTGCCAGTGTATGAAACTGTGTCACCAATCAACAACGATGGTGTGACTGTCAATGAACCAACGGCGTTTTTAACAAAAGGTGTAGCCCATGCGTCGCCCGGCCAGTTGTCCCAGCCTGCTTCGTCACCAAGCCACGTCTCAACAGGCCAGTCATCCCAACTGCTACCTGCCAAGAATAACCAAGTGTATTCACCTTCGTTCAACACAAAGTCATCCACTGAGTATCCTACTTCAAAATAACTGTTGAGTTGGAATGTGTCCCAAGTGTAGTCACCTATGATGTCTATCTTGAACGTTGGCGTGATTGACAGGGCACTGGTCGTTGTCAGTGTGTCATCCACACCTGGTTTGAAAAGCGGTGTGGCCGTGAGTGCCGTGGATGAAGACAGTGTCTTGGCATCCATGAACACGAAATTTTCTGTGGTTGATAGGACAGTGGTGTTGGCTGTAAGGTTCTTTGTGGCATCAAATGTCACATTGGCCGTTGCCGTTAAATTTGTTGTTGTTGCTATGTCATCAATGACAGCAAGTTTTATAACCAAGGAATCTTCGTCAACAGTGGCAGTGACCGTCTGTGCCGATTGTCCCTCTCGTAAAATACCTCCAAGGCAGGTCAGTGTAGTGGTTGGTGGTGTGAACACCACAGGGTCGTTGGCATCAATGACTATGTCATCCGCCTCCCATGATCTTGTAAGTGCACCTGCAGGTCCTGTGTTGGCCTCCAGTATCGCAGTGTGACGGTTCAGTGTTATTGAGTGTAAACCATTTGAATTGTTGTTGCTGGTTGATATCTGGTATGCAACGAACTGGTCGTTGTTGGTCCCCTGAAGGAAACTCTGTAAAGGTCCATCAATCGCTATAGGTTGTAAATTTGCAGTCCGTGTTGTTACGTCACTGCCTGTCTGCACGAACGTCTCCAGATTGAAATTGCTGGTCAACGAACTGGTTGATAGGTTGCTTAGATTTTGACTGGTGCTAATGTATCGTATGTCGAAGATGACACCTGTTCCACCGCTATTGACTGATAGGCCAATCTTTGGTCTGGCCTTGTATTCAACAATACACCTGCTGGCAGGTATGTTGAATGTAGATTCACTGGTCCTGAAATCTTGTTCAAAACCAAACACGTGTCTTTGCGTGTTGGGTAGGCTGTTTGAAAGGGTGAATGAACCGGAGTTGTTCTCAGTTACTCCACTGCCTTCGGTCTGTCTTGTTCCGGTAAAATTTATGTCGGGTGTTCCACCGTCAACCGGTCCGACCCTTATGACTCTGGTCCTAGACACAGGAGTTGCCCTCCTTTATTATGCTAATGCAACTGATAGATTGCCTGCAGAAATCGTAAATTGGTCTCCGCTGCTCACCGTCTTTGCTGTCGTCAACGCACCGTAGAACAGGACGTTGCCACTACCTATAGTGTTGCCGTCCATGATCGCTATGTGTGTGACGATGTTGCCAGTTGAACCAGCCGATTGGTAGTTGCCTGATGCAACAGGAAAGTTCACTGGACCTGATGTTTCAATTGTGCCGGTGGTAGTCGTGCCCGCCGCACTGAAACTTGCAGATTGTCTAGTGTAACTTGTGCCTGAGTTTACTATCTCGTAGTATCCAAATTTTGTCGTCGCATCCGTGCCTGAAGTGTTGGCTTCGAGTGCCGCCCCCAATGCTGTGACCTGTGTTGAGTTTGCTGTTGAGAACAACGCAACATAGACCGGTGATGGTGCTGTGAAGGCACCTGATGATCCTCTTAATGCGTGGTCCAACAGTTTGTTTTCTAAATAATCGCTTGCCGCTGTCATTGTGTGTTTCTCCTTTGTTATATAACAATGTTATTTATTGCTATGCTTGTATCAATCTCATCTTGGTTGTGCCATAAGTCAGGATCGCACCTGAACTGCCCCATCTGTGTAGTCTAACTTCTTCATTGCTACTACCTAGGTTTTCTGAAAAATCCAACACCTCTGACAGTGTGTTTGTGGAATGCACATATTTCAACACTATGATCCGTGTGTTGCCAGGGTCATAACCAGCGAACAAGAACACGTCATTGGTTGCTCCAACGAAACAACAGGTTCCTGATGTGTCACCGCCTGTGCTGAAGTTTGACACGGTCAAGATGTTTGACCTCTCCACGCTGGAGTCACCCGCCTTGTATGTGTCAAACACGAATTTGTTTGATGAACCACCACCTTCTCTCCTGATGAATATGGCCACGTCGTTGAATGCCACGTCGTTGTATGGTGGTGTGGCGAATAGGTCAAGTTCATATGAATTACTGCCAAAGTTGGTGCTGTTGGCTGTGTCAAACTGTGTCATCGTCTGGCTGTTGGTTGGTGAACCTGAAAACAGTATGCCTGCCTGGGCGCCTGCCGTGCTCAGGTCAATCTTATATGGTTCCAGTTTTTCTCCATTGCCAAAACGATCGTTAAGGAAGAAAGGTGTGTCGTTGTCAACGAATCCTGGCACGCCGTGTAGACTGCCATAGAAAAGAGTGGTGTTGCTGGAACTTTCAGTTGACACCGTTGGTGTCTGTTCAAAATGATGACCTGATGTTTCTATTGTCTCGCCAAGTTTCTGCGTTCTGATGTTGTTGTAGCCTGTGCTGTCTGACGTCCTTGACACGAATATTGGTGTGCTGTGCTCTGTGCTGATGGCTTGTGCTCCAGTTGTGTGTGATACGGTAGCGCCTGAAATGCTGAATATGTGATAATTGTTGTCGTTAGCGTCTTTTGGATCATACAACACCTTGCCATTCTGTAAGGGTGCCACCAATCCGTATTTTGAACTGGCCTGATAATTGCTGGTGCCAACATCATTGATTATTATGTTGCCCTGGCTGGTGATTGACATTGTGCCTGAATTGTTCCGCATCACGTCATATATTATCTTGTCTGCTGAAGAGCCACCACCGTCAAGTGCAGAAACCATTACACCATACTCGTCGTTGAATGGTGCGAATCCTATGAAGTGATTGACTGCCGCATTCCTTGTGAATGTGTGATCGTTGCTACCATCCCAGCCTAGAAAACTGTTCGTGGTTGATGTTGTGCCCTGTGCTAGTATGCTGTTTGCGAATCCTATTGGCATAGTTCTCCTACGCGAATGCTTTGGCTATGTTGGCTATCTTGTTGGTGCCATCGTTGAATATCGTCACAACGTCTATTGCATTGGCGTC